CCAATCCCAAATTGTTTCGGAGATCTGTCGGGAATCCCATCACATCCATCCTTCTTACCCATAAGAGGCAAGGTGTTTACTCAGAATGAATGCTATATAGCCAATCCTTTGTCAGGATTCTGTGCCTTTTTCACTATAGTCATTCATCTAGGGTTTCATCTTGCGACTCCACAAACCAGCGGTATGGTTCATCCCAGTCGTCCAATCGACGATCTCAAGTAACGTCCTGTTTGCCCTTGATTCAAATGCAAACAGCGTACTGTGCTCGTCTAAATTCAAGATCTCAAACTTGAACAGGAAACCGCATACCCAAACAACCCAATTCAACCTTGGTTTTTGCATCCTTTACTAGCAGGATTAAACTTGTATTCTTGATTATCCCACTGTCAAAATATGTTTTTCCTGTTATGTAGAGAGGCTATTGCAAATCCCAAAATAATTCTGCAATGTTGAATGCAAAGGTTGCACCCCCGTAAACTTACGGGTCTCCTATTCAGTCCGGTAGTCGTTAACAGAAACTTCTGCTAGGACTAACATCACCATATTTTTAGGAGAGAAGGTGATTTAGCCGTCCGTAAATATCTTTCAAAGGTATAAGGCTAAATTTTGGAACTTTGTGTAGTCTTTTGAAGGCAACAGGGTTAATGGTACCGAAAGGAAATTCATTTCATACTATCAGGTTCTGCCAGCTGTAAAAATGAATTTGAAAAATAACGCAGTGTCTGCACTATATTCCACTCACTACGCACGCACCGTTATTGCCATAAACACCCTTATCAACCAACATCCTAGACCAGTTATCTGGAATAAAGCTCAAAAACAATATGTTGATTTCCACCCATACTCAAAAGAAATCACATAAGTTGGCTGGGATGTAATCTAGTCTGGATAGGACTGCACTTCTTTTTAGTTTTCCAAATAAGCTTTGCAAAATAAGATTTTTGCACTAAAAAGGCAGCTCTAAAGTAATACAAGTATGACGCCCTCCGGCGCCTTAAAATACCCTATTCTTGTCCATCGGGTATTCTAGTATTACAACAGGCAAATCTCACGCTTGTGCAATGATGATATTCGCACGTTCTCTTTCTAATAGTTTATCAATAGCAGGGAGGCTTTTGACTAATCTAAGAAACAAAAATACATTAGGAACGGGAAAAAAAGCTTTTAGCGGTGAGATTAACGATTGGGTTGGTAGCTTCAAAACAATGGTTAAGGAAGGTTAGGTTTACAGATAGTTATTGTAGAAACTGTAATAATCCGCAAAAAACAACGATTTCCTGGATTCCTCAGAAAAATCCAGATTGATATCGATCGGTGGGGACCGAGCTTGTGGATTATTAATTGCAGTTGTAAACCTAATGTTTGAGAAGATAAAAATGGTATAGCATGCCTTCATTCAAGCATACCCTAAAGATCTTCTCCAGGCACGCTTTAGGAACTACCCAAAACAGTTCCTAAAGTGCCCTATGGATGGTGGACGTTGGGATTCTAACCAACATCAATATAGGTTGCAGCCTGTTCTATAGTAAATCATTTAGTCATTTATTTTACACTATAGATAAGCACTCGGAGATTTTTTACTCACTAATAAAGCAGATATTAGCGTGTAAACGTTTGTAAAAAATCTAAGACGTGTTGCTGCAGCTCATGACACATTTTTGTTCACAAAGATATAGGGTGTCAACTCCCCTCCTTGGACCAAATAGATGAGAGATGCTTTCTCCAAGGACTTCAAACAGGATATGATCGACTGTAGATCATAGGGAATTGATTTTTAGGTGAACTGGATCTGTATCCCGATGAAGGATAAAGTGCTTTCAGGATTCTCCATCTAAACAACCTTATACAACACACTAGCTAACATTATAGATTCGTACTATGTTTTGGTAGAGTGTGGTTATGCATAACCATGGACTTGGAACTCCGGCTATGCAGATCTAGCGTATGCTGTTGGATGGTAGTAAGCTACCAGACAATACATACCTTCTAGGTTTGCATAATCTGCGAGTGGTGATGACAAGTACCCATGCGGCTAGCCCTAAATTATGCATAAGTATGTGAGCAAGATTCAACAGTTAACAAGCAACACTGTTGGATTGCCCTCCGAATTGGGAATTATTATAAAGTAGGTGATACTTTATAAATAATTCACCGAGGGCTTTCTGTCAAAATGGATTTTCTAAGATTCAGAAAATGTATATGTCTGCAGAGACATAAGGAAGATCCTAAATGCCAAGCGGTACTACACAAAGGCTAATAAATAGTTATGTAAAAATCCTGCCTTGTATGTGTAAGCAATTCTGATGGCTTTTATGACAGAAAAAGTGTCAAAGCTGGTCTAAAAATTCTTGATGACCCAGCTTGCATTGATGGGGGTGAAGTTCGACAGGTAGAGAGCGGTGAAAAACATGTTGAAACTAACAAAAGATAAGGTTCTCAATGCTTATTCGAGAACTTAGTGTGACTACAAGATATAACCTTTTGTTAATTGTATGCTTGGTATAACACCTTATACATGTTATCTCTACAAACTCTCAAAAACCGTGAGATTTAGTCTACAGAGCTAAAATGTCAAAGCTCTTCACATGGTGCTCCTTCACCGGGAGCGACCACAGGCCACTCTGGTAAATGGCCAAATCCCTTCGCTGGATATCCGGAAGTATGCAAAGAAGAAACATGTAGATTACTTTGGATACCCACTCGACCTCAATTTGTAAAACATAAGAACTTTTATGAGGTTGTTGAGAAGGTGGAGTCGTGCTGAACACAGCTAGGTTCGTTTCACAAACCGACCGTTCACACGCGACTTCAATGGATGATGCCCATGAAAAGC